GATTTTCACCATTTGAATAAAGATGCTATATGGGCAGTTTCAACTGCGGCTTTACAGGAAGTAGATAGACAATTACAGACCGAAAAGGCGAAAGTTTCGACGTTAGAAACACAAGTCGCTAATCTATTAGCGCGTGTATCGGCATTAGAAAACACGTAATCAGTTTATTACAAAACAAATTCACATTTACCATTCTGGAATAATCAGGATGGTAAATGTCGTTATTCTTTTATTTTTTAGGAAGGGCGTCCATTATAGCTAAAGTAATAACACCCGCAATAAAAAACATCACGACGTAATTACACTCTGTATTTTCTATTACACGAACAGGTACAATTTTCTCTTTTTGAACTATTTCACGTTCTGGAGAAATATCCGCCTGACGAATAGGTTTTTTAACCTCGATGGGATCATCGTCATCTATGAGAGAGTAACCTATCATTTATACTAAAGGTTTATAAATTTATTTCAACCTTTTTTGATTTTCTACCTCGTTTTCCCTTCGTAGAATTTGATAATTTTACCTCTTTAACATCATCACCATCTTCATTATTATCGTCAATGTCCCCGGGTATAGATGCTATATCCGATATATCGTCATCTGGGTCATCTGTTACTGGATTTTGTATTGGGTCTATTCTCGTTGTATTCATTGGTGGTGTTGGTGGCATCATTATGTTACCCATTAAACTCGATATGTCTATACCAGGACCCTGCATTTCGTGTCTACCATCTGATTGTTGAGATATATCATTTTGTACTTGTTGTGATTTAGGAACTGTGTTCTGTACAGCATTCATCATATTCTTTACCAAATCTGGGTTTTGTTTTATGACATCGTTCATATTTGGCATGACTGATTTAAACATGCTATTTGTCAAATGAAACATCATAGCACTACCACCAAGCATCATAATAAGCTTAACTTCGGGTGCGACTGTCATTTTAGTTCTATATTTCACATACAATTCCTCAAAAACTTCATCGTAATCGTCTACATTTTCCATTACATTTTCAGACCATCCATCGAGTTGAATTTCAAATGGGTTATACTTTTTATTCATGAACTCAAGACCAGTTGTACATGCAATAAGCATGCGTCTGGAAAACTTAATAGATTTATCCACATCTATGCTATACGTTATTCTCTTCAACTCTGTTCTTAACTCATCTATTGGTGAATACGCGTTTAATCTTTTATTTACCGTGAACCCTTTTTTTTCTAATCTATCAAGTTTATTTACTAAATCTGCTTTTTCTTCATCTATATTTTTATATCCTGGTGAAGGTTTTTCTTCTTCTTCAGCTGTATATTCGTATTGAGGTTCCTCAGCATATCCTTCATCGTTATCGTTTTCGCCATAATCAACTGGATCTTCGATAGGTGGTCTACTTGGTGGGTTTTGTTTATTTGGATTTGCAAAAGAATCTATATCCTCTTGGAATTGTTGTGTGGGTGGGGGTGTAAATTGTGTGGGTAGTGGTCTTTTCACAGGCTGGTGTTTTGGAACACTTATTTCAATTTCATCCATCAGGGCTTGTTCACGATCATCTAATTTCATAACATTTGTATTACCTCTATCAAGAATAATCTCACCGTCCATTTAATCTTTATATTGAAACTATTCACAATTCTTTAACGCACTTTATAAATAAAATATTGCATGATTACAAATAACCATGAAATTGAATCGTACTGATAAACAAACATTGTTTGCTATTTTCGTCGTAATCGCCCTAATTACTATTCTCGGAAGTTTGAGACAAAGTAATTACCAGCCCAAAGAAATCACCATCGCACCAAAAAATGAAAATTCTCTTTTTAATATCCAAGCATCTGAAAAATGTTTAGGAAGTTATTACTCAAATAGTGTCGGTGGTATTTGTGATGGCCAGAAATTAATAAAGGAACAAGCTGATGCTGAAATAACGGATGGAATCGGTGGTACTTTAATCTAAGCTAATACTAAATGGCTTCTCTCACAGCACCGCAACTTTTACCCGATACAGAACACGAATATCATACTGTAGTTGTTGATAATTCAAATGTATCGAATAGCAAAAAACCTAAGTTTACTGTTTTTCTACCAGTAATTTTGGAAAATATTGTACAGGCAAAATTAGTCGCTGGTAATTTTTCTAGTATACATAATTCGTCTCCTATTATTAATTTGAATATAGAACAGTTAAACACTCCATTTTCTCAATACGCAAAAGATACACTCTCATCAACTAACCAAATTAAATTACAAAATCTTTTTGGTTCTCTGATAACAGATAGCGGTACTACATTTTCTTTTAAAGACAATTATCCAATTGTTCAACAATATAATAACCCAATACGTAAACTCGACAGGTTATCTATTGAAATTTTAAATCCAATGGGAGCAGAACAAAGCGTGGGGAATGTTTATCTTATATTTAAATTCGTTTGCAAAAAAAGAAATTTATCCCTTCAATAATTTTCAGGGCGTTAACTAATGTATATTTATAACCTTTTCTTATTATAAATGTCTTCTGGTGTTGTTCAACTTGTTTCTGTAGGTGCTCAAGACGAGCACATAATGGGAAAACCAGAAATATCATTTTTTAATTCAACATTTAAAAGACACTCTAATTTTTCACAGTCCGTCGAAAAGCAAACGATACAGGGAGCTGTGAAAAGTAATTCCATGTCATCTATCCGTTTCGATAGAAACGGTGATTTATTAGGATACACGTATCTTACAATACACAATGGTCAAAAAGCACTAGATGCTTTAAGATGGACAGACCTCATAGATAAAATCGAATTATACATAGGCGGTCATCTGATAGACTCACAAGAATCCGTTTTTACAGAAAAAATAGCCATAGATACTTTCGCACAGAACATATCTAAAAGTTGTATGGGTACACACCCAGGTATAAGCGGTAATTCGTATTTTTATCCACTCAGGTTCTTTTTTTGCGAAGGTCCGCAATGTGCATTACCACTCATTGCACTCAATTATCACGAAGTTGAAATTCGTATTCATTGGGGACAAAATGCGCATAATTATATTTGGGAAGCTCATTCAAACTATTATTTCCTTGATAACGAAGAACGTGGTAACATAGTTTCTAGAAATCATAATATTCTCATCACACAAGTTCAAAAAAATATAGCATCTGGTGAAAAAACACAAGAGCTTACATTTAATCACCCAGTTAAATATATCGCATCCTCAGATACAACAACTGAAGGTGCCCTTACTTCCCCAAGTAACAAAATTAAAATTAATATAAATGGTATCGATTTAACAGAATATAGATGGGGTAGACCACATTATATGGAAGTTTCTAATTATTATCATACAAACTTTGTTACATCACCAGACTTTTTCTTATATTGTTTCTGTATTTCCACGAGTTCTTTACAGCCAACAGGCTCGCTCAACTTTAGTAGAATCAATTCAGCTAAAATTATGAGTCAAAACATGAACATAAACGACCCAATATACGCAGTCAACTATAACATACTCAGAATAGAAAATGGTATGGCTGGTTTGATTTATGCAAATTAAAATACGGTATTATATTAAATGGTTAAAAACTTACCGTCGATAGAAAGGTCTACAAAGATAAGGTTAGGTAAATACATACCAGAGGACCAGGCGAATAATACTATTATTTTTAATGCAACTGATGCATTATTACCAGATACATCAACATCAAATAGCACTTATATTGCACCCATACGCGGAAAAGGAGATAGTGAATCAGGAACTTTTAACGTTTTAGCATATAAACCAGGTACACACGAAATAGTCGATACAAAACTAACAACAGATGAGGTCGGTAACAAAAGTTTACAGGATGTTACGAATGTAGGATCAACAACAACTCAACCAGTTGGTTTATCTAACACAAACCCACAAGATACACTTTCTATAGGTAATCGTATATTTATAAATAAAAGTAGTTCTGATTACGGTATAAAAATTACCGACCAAGGTAAGCTTCTCATTGACGGTGTATCTAATGGTAATGAAGTTCAGGTTTCTGGTACCGTTCACGCAAACGACTTTACAGGTTCACACATTGGTTTAAGTAACACAGAACCAACCGATTCTATTAGTATAGGTAACGAAGGTCAAACAATATTAAACGTACCATCAGAAAGTGTATACGCTCTCAAGACATCAGGTAACTTATACGCACAAAACTATATAGGGGACGGTGGTCTTCTTTCAAATGTAACTTTACAATCTGTCACGGATAAAAGTAATGTTACATCAAATACACTCCTCCTTACAAATCCAACAACATCACTCCATGCCTACAGTAATATAACCGTCGATGGTAAAATTTTAGGTGAAATACACGGTTCAAACGCTATAACAGCGTCTACAATAACAGGTACAGTTATAGAATCAGTGGGGGGAGTATTTAAAGGTAATGGTAGTCAATTATCAGATTTGAATGCAAGTAATATTCAAGTCGGAACACTTAGTACGAGTCTTCTAAATACACAATCTGGTACGACTGGTGATATAATATTAGACGTGGGTCCTACTATAACAAGTGGTAAATTAACAAATGTTACTGATACAGAAATTGTATATGCGGGTTCTATAAATGATGAATTAACATCCGATTCAGATTTTGTATACATTCACAGTGATAAAAAACTAAAAGTTAATAAACTTGAAGTCGCGACCGATTTAAAAGTTCTCGGTACTTTCTCAAACATACAGTCAGAACACGTAATTATAAAAGATGCTATAATTCAACTTGGTGATGGTACAGAAAACGTCGATTCGGGTATGATATTTGCGAGAACACCAGCTACAGATAACGTATACGTAGGTTACGATCAAACTGAATCTGAATTAGCTATTGGTTTTACCGATAATAAAGCAGCAGACTCATCCATAACAGTAAAAGATAATGTCGATTTTAATGCTAAATTTTATGGTAACGTCGAAACAAGAACAGTTTTATTTGACGATAACGTACAATTAAAGGCTGTAAATCCAGGTAAATCTTTTAAAGTAGTTAACGCCATAAAACTTGACCCAAATCACGAATCACCTTCAAATAACGTTTTATCGTTCGACACAGCAACGGGTGAAATATACGATTCAGGAGGACAAGGTGGTTCAACACTTGCTAACATAATCGAGGAAGGTTCAAATGTAGCAATTGGTCCATCAGCGGCATCTGCAAATCTTACGGTAAACACGTACGGGTCTAACGTACTCACGGTTACAGGTAACGTTTCTGCCGATAATATTACTATAGGCGCCTTAACTGTCGCCGCATCACCATTCAATTTAGATGATGTCGCGAGTGCAGGTGCAGGTGCAAATGTAACTTCGAATGTTATTCAGTTTACAGCTACGGGTAACGCGTTTGTTACGACTAACAACATTAAAATAGGCAAAGACGTACACGCGGGTGGTAACGTATATTCCCAAAACCTCCAACTCACAAACACACAAATTACAGCATCGTTTACATCCGGTTCGGGAACGATTACAATAGACGCAAAAAATAAGAGTTACGGAACAGCTCCACTCATATCTATAGACGCGGACGTCGCTATACTTGACGTAACAAATTTACCGAACGGAGGTCAAGTTGTGGTACCGCTTTTAGCCACAGGAGCGGCTAGAAAAGTCTTAAAAACGATAACAACTGGTATCGATTTTATTGCATTTACATCCGATGTTTCCATAGATCAGGACAGTCACGGTCTTTTAACCGTATCAAAGATAGGTGCATCTGGTGCGGAAAAAATATACATGAATGCAATTTCATTCGCGGTAGCGTAAATTAATTTTTCAATCTTTCATATTATAATAAGCTTAAAAATAAAAAACCTTAGTATAATATAAAATATGTCTGGAGGTATTGCTCAACTCGTTGCCGTAGGTGCCCAAGATGCGCATCTCGTCGGCCAACCTGAAGTTTCTTTTTTCAGGTCCAACTATAAACGTCACACAAATTTCGCCCAAACTGTTGAGAGACAGGTTATCCAGGGCAACCCATCCGCGAACGGTATGTCCACTGTTAGGTTCGAGCGTAAAGGTGATATGCTCGGCTATGTCTATATCTCAAATAGAGGTGCTAACATCACTAATTGGAACGGACAAGTAGCCAAAGTTGAACTCTTGATCGGTGGTCAAGTCATCGACGAACAAGACTATACTTTTTCTTCGACCCTCGCACCAACCGTTATGAACCAAACGTATGCTAAATCTACAGCCGCTTTTGCTGAAAAGTTCTACCCACTCAGGTTTTCTTTTTGTGAGAATGCCCAGTCGGCGATCCCATTGATTGCTCTTCAATACCACGATGTGGAATTGAGAATTACATGGGGTTCTTCTGGCTCTTTGAAGGACGACTTTGAAGTGTACGCTCAATTCATTCATCTCGACACAGACGAGCGTACCACTTTGTCTTCCACACCACAAAACATGCTTATTACACAAACACAAAAATCTGTCGCCTCTGGTTCCAAGACACAGGAAATCAACTTTAACCACCCAGTGAAATATTTGGTTATGTTTAATCATAAGATTGATGACATCTCATCGGCCAGTAAACTGAAACTTCAAATTAATGGTACAGATGTTACCGATTTCAAAAACTGTGAACCACACTTTACTACCGCTCCACTTTATTATCATACACAAAACGGTAAAGTGGATTCTGCCTTGATCTTGATTCCATTTTGTCTCGACACGTCCAAGATTCAACCAACTGGGTCGCTCAACTTCAGTAGACTCGATTCCGCAAGAATTCTTTGTGATAATAGAAGTTTCGATTATCCTGTATATGGTATCAATTACAACATCCTCCGTATCGAAAATGGTATGGGTGGTTTGATGTATTCCAACTAATTTAATTTAGTCACTTATTATAAATGTTTTGGACGTATGTTTTTTTATTAGGATTTATTTTTATCATTACTTACGACCCCAAATCTGGGACTTTAAATCACATAGTCGATCCAAAAACCCAGGAACCAAGTGAAAATGCGGAGTGTAAAGAAGGACATTATCAGGAGATCCAGTTTGCACAACATGGATACGAGTGCCCAAAAGAAAAGAGTGTAAACATGGGTGCGATTATATCAACTTAAAAACATAACAATACCTTTTATATATATAATGTTTTCTTTCGATAGAGATACAGCAACAATAGTTACAGCAATTGTATGCGTATTAATAACAGTATATATATACAGAGAACTTAATAAAGCCAAGGACGAAATAAACGGTTTTAGAAAATACCACGACGAAGTCATCGAACATATTAAAGAAATTCCAGCTATACCAGTACCAGTACGTCAAAATTTCAGAAGACCGCCACCACTTCAACAACAAAAACAAACCACCTCTAATAAATTAGAGGATATAGAAGAAGAGCCAATTACAACCCAAGTAGATGATAATACTGAGTAAAAAATAATAATTGAATTGTTTTTTTCAGAATAAACATATTGCCAAATTATAAGAATTGCTATGTGCAATGAAAAAACATAAAGCTATCGCTATACCAGTTACATTTACGGGTGATAAACCCATTTTTTTAACAGTAAGAGATCGTAGATTTAAAGATTGGATATTTGTTACAGGAGGATGTAGACGAAGAGAAATAACAAACCCAATTAAATGTGCACTCAGAGAATTAGAAGAAGAGACGAGAGGTGTAGTTTCTTTGAAAAGAGGTGAATACACTTCTTTTAAATTTATAGATAAAGAAAGTCCCACTGTCGATTTAGAGTATAACGTATTCATATTTTTCGTAAATTATTCTAAATCAGAACAAACCGAACTAATAAAAAAATTTAACGATGAAAAACAAAAAACAAATTTAAAAAAAATACAAAAACAATCGTTTAAACGAACTTACGATGAAAACGATTTTATGACTTTTGAAACTCTACACGAATTCAGTTCAAAAAAACAATGGGATAGAATTTATAAAAACATTTTAAGTAACCCAGAATTTTATGCCTGTGTTCAAACTTTAAATAGAAAAACCTTCGCTATTAAATAATGAAATCGAAGAACTATATATTATTGCAGATCAGGGAATTACTCGTAGAGAGACACGCATACACACCAGAACGAGCAGAAGAATATATAAATAAACACAAAGACAATAAAGTTTATGAACTCCTCGTTTTAAAGAAAAGTTTATCAGAAAATATGGTATATCCAGATGTTTCACATAGAAGATCTATATGGCATTACAGGTACGATGATGAAAATCAAGAAGAAATAAATTAAAAGAATAAATCTAATATATATCAGAAATGTTCCGAAAATGGTGTTCTGATAATGGTTTTTGTAACGGAACCAAGCTATCACATGTATTAATGGACGGTGGTGTCCTTTCTATCCCATTTGATAGGTTGAATGAATTTTATAAAGTATACGTTGAATCTGTATCAAACGGCGAAAAAATATACGTCGTCGAACAGAAAACAGATAACTATAACTTTTTTATGGATCTCGATTATAAAGACGATGATCCTTTATTAGTCGAATATATCAAAAGTATATGTACAGTAATATGTGATAAAGTTTCTAAATTCGGTGGTAAAGACGCTTTAATATCGGTAGCTGAACCCAAAAATATAGGAGATTTAATAAAAACGGGTATACATATAAATTGGCCAGGTTTTGTAGTAAATAAACAGTCGGCTTTAGCAATAAGAGAACATGTAATTAATACAATGAACCTCGCGTATGGTTCAAAAGACTGGAACGATATAATAGATTTATCTGTATACGGGTCTTCAGGAAGAAACACAAAAGGAAGCGGTTTTAGAATGCCTTGGTCTTATAAAAAAGCAAAACATGAAAAATGTGGAGGTCAAGGATGTAAAGAATGTAGAGGAACAGGTAAAACATCACAAGGATATTATTTACCTGTTTTTATGTATAAAAGAGGACCTGTTTTATCTATACTTGAACAAATAGATGGCGAACCATCTGTAAAAATTATGGAAATGGCAACTTTACGAACTGAAAATGAGGATCCAGTAATCGTAGAAGGTAGCTATAAAAAACAAGAAGGGTCATTTACAGCTTTACAAATAAAAGATGAGTTCAAAAACGAAGAAGTTTTAGGAAACATAGAAACATTCGTTAGAAGACACTTAGAAGGCCAAGAATTTTCAAAAATTACAAAAATGTATAAACATAAAAATCAATTTCTCGTATCAACAAACTCTAAATATTGTGAAAATAAAAAGTGTGATCATAATTCTAACCACGTATGGTTTCATATAATAGGAGATACTATATCCCAGAAGTGTTTTTCTACTACTAACATACTAAGAAAATATGGATTTTGTAAAGATTTTAATGGAAGAAAACATCAGTTACCATCTAAGATAACAAAAAAATTATACGAAGGTGAAAAATTTACAAAATACGAGCCTAAACCTAAACCTAAATCGCCAGAAACTAAAACAGATCAGTCTAAAATTATGTTAAAACAGTTTTTAGAAAAATACGTCGTAAAAAATACAGAAATAAACATAAGTGCTATAAAAAAAGACGGAACTAAAAAATTTACAATAGAAACGGATTATTCGTGTCACGAATGTAAAAAGACTAATATAGTCTTTAAAATAGTAAAAAAAGAAATACAACAAAAGTGTTCGTGTTCTTGTAGAAAACATCGTATTTTAGATAAAATAGCAGATAGTTTGTAATAATATATTTAAAAGATAAAATACTATATAATCTATAAAATGAGTTTAATCAAGCCAGCTACTCCGGAAATATATAAAAAGGAAGTTAAAACACGATCTGGTCGAGTTTCTAAAATACCAGATCGTTTAGAACTTTTTGAAGAAGTCGAAGACGATTATTCTGACGGTGATTATGAAACAGAATCAGATGTAGAAAGTGAAAGTGAAGTAGATCTTTTACAGTCAGATACCGAAGATTTTTGTGAAGACGAAAACGAAGAAGACGAAAACGGGAACTTAAAAGGGTTTGTAGTATCGGATAACGAAGATAATTACGATAGTGGTTATGAAAATGAGTAATAATACATTTAAAAAAATGAAAACAATTATATATAAAATGGAAACTGATATAGGAAACCCAATTGATTATAATCCAAATGATTACGAAGACGAGATGAAAAATCATGATAACAGAGAAAGTATTAATGATCAGGAAAACAACGAAAAGTATAATTTTCCTCAGCATCAAAATCAAATGAATGTACCATATCACCCATACATGGACCAATTCGTACAACATCCACAAGAAAAACAGGATTTATTATCCAGTTTAGATAAAACAGCTTACGCTATTATATTTATTGCATTTATATTAGGCTTTTTCATGGGAAAAACTATGCAACCCGTTATCCTCAGACCTGGATAAGTTAATACCATCAAAATAATTTATAGGACCGTCCTTACTTTCTGAAAAATAAGCTCTTCCAGTAACTAAGGGATCATAAAATATATCTTTTATCACATCTGATGCTGTATCAGATTTATTTTTGCGACTATTATAAACTTGTAAAAATAAATTTACCATATAAAATACGATAAGAATGGTGATTATGTTCAATACGATACTCAACATACTTATAATTATAATATAAAATAAAAATTTACGCTTCTGTGTTTTTAGATTCAACAATTTCCCCATCTTCTAATTCGTTTTCAGAGATCTGTGCTTCAGTAGATTTAGCATCGGATTCTTCCTTTATTTTTCTTGTCTCTTCTTCTTCCTTTTCTGTGTCGTGTTTTTCCATGGCTTCTACTGAATCAAAACCTCTATCCGTGGCTTCTTTTTCCTTAGCTTTTTGTGCATCCTCTTCTCGTTTACGGTTTCTTTCCTTCACTTCTTCTGCAATAATAGTATCAGCCTCCTTAACGAGATCTTCCATATTCGCATCTGGTTTTTCTTTTTGCAATCTTTCGACAACCTCGGATGGGTGACTGATAGGTGGTTCGTCCGGTTTATTATAAAACTTGGAATTTTCGTCGCCAGCTTTATGATAATTACCATCATCTCTAACTTTACCCATATCCACCTTCCTTTCGTTAAACATTTTAGCGGCTGCTGCTTGATTATCCTTATATCCCTGCATGAGTTCTTCGAGTTTTTCGTTACTATAATGTACGTCTTCAATCTTTGTTGGATCCGGAGGAATTAAAAGCCATTTATACATATCGACGACGTATATATCAAAAGTGGAATCTTCTCTTTGAAGTCTTTTTGCGTGAGACGCGGCTTCGTCCCGAGTTGAGAAAGTCCCTCTAATTTTAATTCCAAACTTATCGTTCTTCTGAGGTGCTTCTGGTCCTATCACCGAAAGGCATGCAAATAATTGACCTGGTACCGTTGTATAATCTTGTTCGAGAGACATGTGTTTATTGTATATACTATAATATTTATAAAACTTTAAGTTATTTAAAACAATACTTAGGTGTAATTGTATAAAAAATAAAACATAGTATAATGTAATGGACATTTTTACTAAACGTGTTACCAAAAACGACAAGAAAAGCAAGAAAGGTTTATATACACAGAAATATATAAGAATTAAACAAGAAACCCTTAGTAATAAAAAAAGCAAAGAAAAAGACCTAAGTATAAATGTAATTAAAACAGAAAGTAAAATATAAATAAAACAAAATGAATAACGCAAATTACTCAAAAAATTTACAAAACCACGCGTGTGATTTTACACTTCCCGTGATAAAATATGACGCATACCCACAAGAAATCATCGATTTATACGAAAAAAACGACGCAATGAAATTTTTACCTGGAATTCGTTCAGGGAAGGGTCAAGCCTTATGTTTTCTATCGGAACCGTATCTTCGTAATGGTCAGTATTTTATTACGCGTGAAGATTGTGAATCGTTCTGTAACGCTGTGGGTATAAGGTCTCGAGATTCTATTCAGCATTTCAATAAAATTCCACTTATACGAGTTAAAGATTCAAAGAAGAGATATTCTTTGAAATACCCCTTTCAACTCAAGATAAACGACTTACTCAAAAGAGAAGACGTGGAGAAACACGTCAAATTATCGGGTTCCAAATCCGATCAGATCTATAAAGTCAAATCGTATTGGACGAAAAGAGCAAATCAAATTCTTGAAGAAGCCGATATTTACCTTCGTCTGTTGAAATACGAACACGATCATAAATTGAACGATACTCTCAACAAGAAATTACAAGAAGTGAGAGATATAACTGAATACATTTTAGATATTCCGGAAGAAGATTGGCAGATTGGTCATTTACGCGCCCAAGGTGGTAACGACTCTGATAATCTCCGCTGGCAACCACCAATTCAAGCTCGGTATCGCGACAGATACATATTCAATGAGTATTTTGAAAAATTAAGAATCTAGTTAAAGTTAATGTTTTAATATTAAATAATACCATGGAAAACCAAATACTACACGAAAACTGTTTAGAAGGCATGAAAAAAATAGAAGACAATTCAATAGATATGGTATGTACGGACCCACCTTACTTTTTAGACGGGTTAGGTGACGATTGGGATAAGAAAAAACTCGACGTCAGAGGTACCTCGTCCGTCGTCGGTAATCTTCCTAAAGGTATGAAATTTGACCGAAACCAATCTAAAAAATTTAATACATTTTACAAGGATATTTCAAAAGAAGTGTTTAGAATACTCAAACCCGGTGGTACGTTCATATCTTTTAGTAGTTCTAGATTATACCACTCCATGGCGATGGCAGTAGAAGAGACTGGTTTTGAAATAAGAGATATGCTCGCATGGGTATATAAACAATCACAAGTTAAAGCATTTTCACAAAACCATATAATCGAAAAGGATAAAACACGAACACCTGAAGAAAAAGAAAAATTAAAAGAAATGTGTAAAGATTGGAGAACGCCTCAACTTAAACCCGCAATAGAGCCCATGTGTTTAGCAATTAAACCCATAGAAGGTAGATACATAGATAATTTTGAAAAATACGGAACAGGACTCATGAACACGTCCGAAGAAACAAAGGTATCCGGTAAATTTCCAATGAATGTCATGACAACCGAAGAAAACGTACTCGACCAAGTTTTTCTAATAAATAAACCTTCTAAAAAAGAAAAAGGTAATTTTAACACACACTTATCAGTAAAACCAGTTGAACTCATAGAACAATTAATTAAATTATTCACACGAGAACATGCAATAGTTTTAGACCCATTCATGGGAAGTGGTACAACCGCAATAGCTTCCATAAACACAAAAAGAAGGTATTTAGGTTTTGATATAAATAAGGAATACGTTGACATATCTAATAAAAGAATCACGGATTCCAACGAATAAATTTTGGCAAAAGTGCTAACCCAATTAATAAAATCACTGCATCGATTAACAGGACTTTATTTTTTATGGATGGGCACCAATTCTTATACTTAATGATCTGATCTGAATCTTGAGGTTTTATCCAATGGTAAAACATAGCGAGGTACGTTGGTCCAAGGTTACGTTTACACAAGTACCAGTGATCGTAATAAGCGAGTGCTACATACGGTAGATATAAAAGTCCTAGAAGGACCCACTTGTTTCTATGAGGTAAAAACCAATACCCACTAGCTAACACTAAAGTGAACCATATACATTTCCAGTTTGCAACGGGCTGAGTATTATCACACTTCTTATCTTCTGTTTTCATTTCCATTCCTTCTATGATAGCGCGAGATAAAATTATTTATAGGTATGTTATATGTCTGCTTTTCCATTCTATTAATACTTTTTTCTGTAGATTTCATTTTGGTGTAAGCTTCGTCCAGATCTTTGCGTATTTCAATAATATCAGAGTGTAAAAGATTTGCTTTTTTCCTTATATTTTTATACTTTTTCAGTTTTATCTCATTATTCTTTACTTGATTAATTGTAGTAACATTCCTATTGATAGAATATAATACTTGTCCTGCTTCTGTGTATAATTTATTTCGTTTTTTAATTTTATCGGTTTGTATTATTATTAATTTTCTAATAAGTTTATCATAAGCATACTTAACGTTTTTCATTTCGTTAGATATTCTTTTCAATTTATTCAGTTGTTTTTGTTTTGTTTGTAAATTATTACTGACCATTTATATAATCTAATATTTTTTACCTTAGTAACCCATTTAAAAGAGAAAAATCTATTTAAATAAATGGAGGAGATACGAAAGTACCATAACGAGTCTAAGCGTCTCCTCATCCAATCGGCTACCCGCGAAGGCGACAGTATTTTGGATGTAGGAT